AGTTAGCAAAGTCCTTGATTTGGTTGACCTCTAACTCTATGATATTCTGTGTTGTGAACTGCACTTGGCAATCCTGTTCTTCTGGATCAAATCCGTTTTGAATGAGTATATTATCAAATAGTTCTGTCTTTAGTTTGTTTGAAAGGTATCTCTGATAGCCTCTTACTTTCTTTTGAACGATTGTTTCTGTTGTTTCAGATGATGCCCTTGATGTAAAGTCGCCTGTGAGAATATCGTTAGGGAACTGCACACCCATCTCGATTGTCTTTCTTAGCCAATCAATATAGTCTGTGTATTTGCTGTTGCCCTGTGTTTCAAAGAACTCTATCTCAGGTTTAATCTTCTGGACTCGCTTATCTCCGGGTTTGTATTCGTTCCAACGTCTAGCCTCTCTTTTGAGGTATTCATCATTAGCACCGTTGTAGGTAATCGTTGTAATTGGATAAGCATTGTTTAGTATGATTGATCCCATAGCATCTTCTATACCCCAGATTGTTTCTACTATTGGTGGCATTGTTCTGTTTCCTAATGTTCTTGGAACTGCTAAACTGTGGAATAGTGAATTGCTCCAAGCCTTTCTACTAAATGGTGCAAGGTTGAACTCTATGAATCTGCCGAGATTGCCTTTGCCTAATTGGTCAACTCCACCGTTTCTTGTCCTGTGTTCATAATATTCTAACTGTCCATACTCATCTCTTTTCTTTGAAATGATTGTTGACATATCGACTTCGAGAATATCCTGTGTGTCGTTTTGGTCTAGTTTCTCTAATAGTGCGTTACCACAGATAAGCCAAGTGGTAATCATGTTTTCAAATTTCTCATAAAAGTTTGTTCTTCTAATCCATGCTTGTAATAGTTCTGTTGCCTCTTCTGATTCACAGGTTACTGCCATGTCTGTGCCACTAATCATCTCTGCATACATTGATACAGGCATTTGAATCTGAGGTGTTTTATCGTGATACATGATTAGTCTTTCAAAGGTAATCTGCTCAGGTCTTTCTCTGTCCCACTCTCTCTTGACAATCTTTGCCATAGGAGTCTTTGCTTCCTCTAGTCTTGCATACTTTTCTACTACGTGCTCATCGGGTGTGCCTATTGGTGTGGTCATGTTGGCACTTCCAGAACTTGAAATTCAACGTGGTTTAATGTGGATTCCTTGACACCTGATTTGGTCAGTTCCACTTTTACTTCATATAATCCAAAGATAGGTAATTCTCCGTCTGCTATTGCATATTCAAAAGTGCCACCTGATGCTGATACTATTGATGCCTGTTTGTTAAATCTGTCCCCGATAGTTCTTGGCTTGAACATTCTAATTGTAAGTGTATAACCTGTAAGATTCTTTTTCTGTGTTCTATTCTTGTCTGTATAGATAGTGCCTGTTAGTTTGTTCTCGCTTGAATAATCCCCTCTTGCCCATACGTCCTGATCCAATCTCAAATACAGACCGTATGCCATTTTAGAGTTCTATACCAAATTTTTTAAAATCATCGTCAGTTAGTCCAAGTCGTTTCCTGGTTCTTGGATTTTTTAATCTGTTTAATTCAAAGATAACTTTCTCTTTTGGAGCATCATCACGCAAACCTAATTTTCTATTAATAGAAGTAAATTTCCCAGCATCAAAGATTTTCTTTGCTTTTTCTGCTTCAACTTTACGTTCTTCCACTTTACGTTTGAGAAATGACATGGGTTTCTTTAAATAGATAATCTAAAGAGAATTAATAACCCATATATCCACCCTTATGAAACCAATCTCTAAGGGATTTGTCAACTGCGTGAGCAGAAGTTCTGTCTGGATCTGGATCATTCTTTTCAATGTAATCAATCTTATCTGAGATTTCTCTAAGCAATCCTGTTACTGATGCGTTAAATGCTTCAAGTAATTTTACTGCATCTTGTTTTACAAGCATGAATGATGATAAGCGTTATAGTAATAGAGAATTAAATGGGGGAGTAATTTTTGGTTGATAATCTTCGGGCAATTACTCTAGCCTTGTATGTGTGAGTTGGGAGAATTTTAGGAGTCATTAGTCCTCAACCTCAAATCCACATATAGAGAGCCATCTATTCTCTGTTGCTCTTGATGGGATCTTGTGATCATCTGCCTTAATATAGGCATGTTCCTTTTCTTTGCAGTGTGCTCTGCACTCTTCCATTGTGCCATCAAAATGACAATGTACGCAGTGATATAATTGAGCACAACGCAATTTTCCTAATAATTGTGTGTTTTTCATATTTATAGGATTGTTATTCCATTATATATACCCTAGAGATTGAAAATAGTTGACCTAATTGTCAAATTTGTCTAAATAACACCGAGAACAAAGCCAATTTGTGAAACTAGGCTCTCCACATACCATGCAGGGTTTTAGTTTGCGTGTGTAAGTTTTGCCACTAAATGACTTTTTCAAGCCATCTATAAACCCCTTAATCATTTTACCAGCAGATAAATGCTAATCCAGGCTATTGCAGTAAGTATGCCACCAGCGATTATGGGTATGTTCATGCTGGGGTATGTGCTAGGCACGATAATAGAATTTATTCGTCCCCTAATATTCTCCTAAGATGATGATAGATAACGCTGATTTTGATATATCCGTCAGGTTCGTCTGCCAATATATCGACATAATCCCTGAGAAATCTGACTATCTCGTTCTTGTCTGCCATGATTATTCAAAGACTTCTGTTTCTATATGGACACTTTTATGGCTCTCAGTTCCCTCGCCTTTGACCTTGCCACCCATAATATCCCTGTGTCCATAGTCAAACTCTTTCAAGTCCCAACAAGCCATGATGAAACAATCAAGAACGTCTGCGTTCATCTCTTCTTTGTCGATACCACCTCGCTTGTCAAACTTTGCTGATCTCATCTGTGCAATCAGTTTTGTGTGTGTGGGGTGTATCTTGACCTTGCCATTCTTGACCATTTGTGATGCGTTGATTGTCATTTTAGAACGGAGTGATTGCACGTTTGCTGATTCATAATCTCTTATTTGCAGACCAAAGTTAACAGGGAGTGCTGGTATTCCTCGTTCTTCTAGGTCACGAATGAATCCAGGGTGGGCAGAGTCTATCTTGCAGTTGTCATTATATCTGTGTGCCATATCTTCCATAACATCTAGCATGGCACTTGGACTAGGTCGTGGAAATTCATTAGCCTCAATAACATATAATGTGCCATCTCTTATTTCTGCACCAAGAACACCAAAATTAGATGAGCCAAATGCAGGATCTCCATAGCAACCTGATTGTCCACCTTGTATTTCTAGGTCGTATTTCTCTAATGACTCGTCTATTCCTGTGAATATATCTCCGAGTCCGTATCCATATTGGAGATTATATTCTCTTTGAAAAGATGGGTTTTGAGTTTTTTCCCTTTCAATAATAGCAGGATCATATACGATACCTAACCCATGTTCGTAGTTATATTCTTTTATGACGTATCCGTTATCTTCTTCCTCCTCAAGTCGATTATAAAGACCTCCGGGCAAATTGGGTGTTGAAACCATAGCCACAGTTGCATCTCCCTTTGCCCTATATCTTTCTGCTACTGTTCGTGCCTCATCTTGATACCTTAGTGGGAAAAAGTCTGCCTCATCAAGTAAAACTATGCGTGGATTAAGACCTCTTGCTGGTTCAAGGTGGTTTGTTGGAAATGCTTCTATCTTGCAACCATTTAGTATGACTACTGATTCCTTACTCTTGAACTCTTTGCCTACAAATAATCCCTTTATACGTCCAATGAATTTTTTGGTTAATTCCAAGTTTGCACCTGTGATTATAATTGCAGTAACGTCCACCTGTCTTTTTCTCCATTCATCGTCCTTTATGCAGTTCCAGGCAATAAAGCGTGTAAAAAATTCTGAAACCCCAAGTCCTGTGGCTTTCTTTACCATCAATTTCTTATTTTTTTCTAGTATTTCTGCTAGTTCTCTTTCATAATCTGTGAACTTTAATTTGCGTGGTAGTTCATTCCAAAAAGATTCAAAATCAAGACCTCGATACTTGTTTAAGTCTGCACCAACGTCAGACGATTCATTCAGGCGTTGGGTGCTGGGATAAAATACTATCCTTTTCTGCGACAAGTTTTCCCTCCAATATCATCTTAGTTTGTTCATGTAACGCTGTTATATATGGTTGTAGATTAGCAATCATGTTTAAAATTCTTGCTCTGTTTATTGGGAGAGTTTCCTTATGATATTCCTCATACATCTGCTTCTCAATATTGTTAAATTTGATTATTTCTTCTGAGGCAATTATCTCAAATTCCTCTGCAACCTTGAATAAACGATCCCTTGCTTCCTTGTCCATTATTGCAAGTGTTCTGAAATATGTCGCTTGGGATATATCGTAGCCTTTCCCCTTTAGCCATTTGAGAGCCACCTTATAATCCGATTTAAACATAATTCGTGCTGTTATAATATGAAATTCTTTATCATTTAGTGTCATTCTTACGCATAGAAATTATAATCTATTATCAAAAAGGAACTAATTTATGGCTTTCATTTTCTGCCATTCATCTATTTCTTCCCTTATACAATCAACTAAATAATACCACTGAACATTCCTTAGATTGATTGTTTGATCTATTTCCTTATGTCTACTGTATTCTTCAAAGCCTGTGTTGACTATTGTGTAATAGATTTCTTTCATTCTTTGGCGTTGTTCTAGTTTTGAGGGGATATGTTTGAGGGTATCAATGCAAAGTCGATACATTCCCTCTTCTCCTAACAGATGTTGTTTTGCTTTCCAAGTATCCTTATTTTCAGTCAATCTTCGTGTTCCTCCTTTGTTAATTCGTGTCCCTGCATGATTAGGTTATTAATCCAGGTGTTCTCCATAAAGTCCTTGATTTCTTTGTGGTCTTCTGAATAAAAGCCTGTGTAATCATTTTGGAACTCTTTGTATTCAATGTCGCCTGATTCATTTACCATGAATAAAATGTCTGGATCTTTCATTAAATCTCCATTCATCTCTCCATAGTGGCACATTGATACCACTGCGTTGCCATTTTGTAACCATGTTTCAACGGTCAAATCCATGTATGGCTCGTTAGTTAATTTGTAGGAATTGAGACCGTTTCTAAAAATGTCAATCCCTTTTTCTTTCAGATAATTTGTTGGGTTTATCATAATTTGTGTGGAAAATATGGTATATTTATAATGAGTGAGTCTAACCTTTTTGACCTGATTTCCACTTTTTGGCGTAAAATATGATATTTACTAATAATATGCCTACGCTTACGACAAACGTTCCGTACTCTATATTCATTCTTCCCAGCACTCCTTGCATAAAGTAGCATCTGGATCGTTTAACTTTTTAGTATATGGTGGTCTTATTCCACAGAACAAACACATTTTTTTCATAATTTCTTAGCCTTTTTACCTGTATAGTTTTCCCATCTTTGTATTATTACGTCTATATATCTAGGATCTAATTCCATACCATAACATATTCTTCCTGTTTGTTCACAGGCAATAAGGGTTGAGCCTGAGCCTAGATAACAATCTAACACTATATCATTTTCTCTACTACTGTTTTTTAATGCTCTTTTACATAATTCGGTTGGTTTTTGTGTTGGATGTTTATATTCATTAACATTGTCTTTTTTTACATCCCAAATATCACTGTCACTTCCAGCAAATTTGCCAAAATATAGACAGATTTCATATTGTCCTCGATAACCTTTTCCCATTCCAAAGTTGTTTTTCCTCCATATTATTACATCTCTAGGTAATTCATTTATTGATCTAATGTTAAACCAATTTCCCCAAATATACCTCTCTGGAATGTTTTTTGGTAATGAATTATAAAATATGTCTGTATTTGTATCATCCCCTTTAATGCTTTCAAATTTTCCACTTCTTCCTGCATATCCACCTAATCCGTATGGAGGATCAGTAAATAACATCTGTGGGGTTTTGCCATCAAGAAGTTTATCCAAATCTTTTGTGCTATCCCCACACATCACTCTATGCTCTCCTAACTGATAAATGTCCCCTAGCTTGGCTTTTGGTTCTGCTGGAACGTCTGGGATCTCATCTGTTTCTGGCTTTTCAAAGATAATAT